ATGAAATATGCGAAATGGAAATTCGCGTCATTCTTCCACCATCACAGCGGTAACCTCGATGTCGCCCCGCCCGTACCGTGGGAAGTTGACAGGTCGTTCGTCGACAACGGTAAGGTCCTGTGCGGTGGCGGTGCAGGTCGCTTCGTCGCTCACCTCCTCAAACGATCTCAACGTGACTCGTTCTTGGCATCCGTTCTCCAACTGAAGAAAGGGTGTCCAAGGCCGGATACGAAGATGGTCGAAGAGGCGGTCGACAAGGCGATTGCATCGCTTACCACCGCACGTCCACAGCCACATGGTGGTTGGTTACTGGATTGGGGCGACGTTCCCGCTGCGTCAACAGTCGATGTCTTCCTTTCGAAGGAGAACGTCTGCAAGCAGCTGGATCGCACCATCGCAGAGGTGTACCGGGGTCATCCATACGGCGACGTTGATCGTTACCGAATGATTTTCCCGTCCACGTCTGCTTCCTTCCAGGACACCAAGGCTCAAGGCGGTAGTTTCCGAAGTATTCGGAAGTTCGCTCTGGCTCACAACCTCTGCTCCCTCGGTGAGAAGAAGCAGGTTGGTGTGAAGCCGGATGGAACTCCCAAGAACCGGTATACGGCCCCGCCACCACGTGTTGAGTTTCGTGTACGCGATCAACAAGAACCAGGGGTTCCTGTCGTGGACGTCGACACAACGTTATTGGAGGACTTGGCGAAACAGCTATACGTCGCCATGCTCATTGGTGCGATCGATGAACCTTCATACGTGAAGGCCATCGGACTCGCAGAATCACTGAAAGTACGAGTGATTACCAAGGGCGCGCCTCTGACTACGAAGTGTCTGCATCCACTGCAGAAATTCCTGCACACTATCCTTCGAAAACATCCGGTCTTCCAACTGACTGGCAAGCCTGTGTCCGCGCAAGCGGTACAGTCTCGTCTCGGCCAAAAGCTCGGAGATGACGAAGTGTATGTGTCTGGTGACTACAGTGCGGCAACGGACAACCTTGCCCCCTGGGTGTCGGAATGCATCGGGCGAGCGATTGCTCGCGAGTGCAAACTGGCCCCGGAGGAGGAAACCCTGTTGCTGCGCAGTCTCACCGGAAATGTCTTTGTTGTTCGCGGAAAGCACCTCCCGCAAGCCTGGGGTCAGCTGATGGGTTCGATTGTAAGTTTCCCCGTCCTGTGTCTAGCGAATGCCGCGTTATGCCGTTGGGCCATCGAGGTGGATAGTGGAAGGGTTCATACCCTCACACAGACCACTCTGATGATCAATGGCGACGACGTGGTGTTTCGCACGACTAGACGAGGTCACAAACTATGGGAACGCATTACGAACTTCGCGGGACTCACCTCGTCGCTTGGAAAGACCTTTGTTAGTCGGCGCTTTGCGCAGATCAACTCAGTTAATTTCATGCGATTGGATGTTCCCACGACGTACGTCTCAGATCGCGGCGTAGAGCGCAAGCTTTACTTCCAGCAGACGGACTACGTCAATCTCGGACTACTCTTCGGCCTGAAACGGTCGGGAGAGAAGGTCGGGAAAGACGCGGTCGCTGACTCGGAGGTCTCGCTTGGTACCCGCTGTCGCGAAATGATTAAGTGCGCTCCTGAGGAGATGCGAGAGCGGTGCCTCGCATACTTCCTTCGAACCCACAAGCGTGTGTTGGACGGACTCGGTGTCCCGTGGTTTATTCCGGAATCTTATGGTGGCGTTGGTTTGCCATCACTCCCTTGCAAGGACGAAGTGCCCTACGCGTGGGACTCGAACCGAAAGTACCGTTACGGTCCTTCCGATTTGAATCTCCGCGTGGCCGCACGCCTGCGAGAGTGCCCAGTGGATGCACGAGGTCGTGCGTTGTATCCAGTGAGTAAGATCCCGGTCGAAACACCATGGGTCGTTCATCAAGCTGTGATGGATCGTCTTCCAGTCGAGTTGCATTACGG